CGGTTGCAGCTTTAGTTTTAAATTCTTCGGATAAGTCATCTTGTCCGGCGACTAAAGCGTCCATATGTTCATCAACTTCTTCTTTTTTCATCTTATAAGATGATTTCATGTAACCTGCTTTTACAGGCTCCATTTTTTTCTTGTCTTTGTCCATATGGTCCATCTCTTTAACTTCTTTTTCATCTTTCTTGTCTTCTTTTTCTTCAGACTTTTCTTTATGTTTTTTCAAAGCGTCAAGAGCGGCTTTAGGCATTTCGCCTTCTTTGATTTCTTCCGAACCTTCTTCAGTTTCAGTTGACTCAAGCTTAGTATTGTGACCACTTAATTTTGGCATTGGGTCAGCAGCACCTTGTGATTTTTGTTGAGCGTCACCAGAAACTTGTTTAGTTTTTTTAGTTGCGTCAGGATTGCTGTCTGTTGGTTTAACAACAGCTGGACCTAAATCTTCAGCATTGTTCATTTTTGCAATGTGAGAAGGTTCAGCCGCTACAGCATTTTTCTTAGGAGCATCAGCTTGTGGGTTAGCACTTGCTTCAGCTACAGCTTCTTGCTCTAACGCCTCTAACTTGTTTTCTGTATCGGCCATTTGAGAAATCTCCTTTTTAAAATAACTAGTTATTTTTCTCTTAATTAATAGATATTTATAAGATTAAAGTTTTTCAATGAAGTTTTTAAAGACTTTTACCTTAGCCTCTGCTAATTTAAGTCTTTTTGCTTCTTGTATATGTTCTTTATACTCTTCAATATCTTGTGCCTTAATGACACCATTATCCCATACCCACTCTTTATTTTCCATAATGCCTTCTACGAAAGCGTCTGGAGCGCTAGGGTCTGCAACAATGTCGGCAGCTGTAGCTAAGTAGAAGTCTTTTCCTACATAGTTAGCGCCACCTTTTTGAACCAAGGATCCCATACCTCTTGAAGATACTCCTAATTGAGCGCCTTCATCAATAAGACCTTTTACAATCTTACCGTAAGGTGTGTCCATGATTTTTGCTTCACCGATAAAATTTTTGCCTTCAGGTTTTAAAGAAGTAATCATATGTGATACTCTCTCTAAATTAACAACTGGACCATCTGGATGGCCTAGTTCACCGAATGCTCTTTTTTTATCAATAAATTCTTTTGAATATCTATCTACTTCCTTTGAGAGGATATCATTCTCATATATTCTTCCATTTCTATTTTTGATATCTGATTGTAGAAAGACACCTTTAATCTTGTAATTTTTTTTACCATTGGTTTCTTCAACCAGGTATTGTGCGTCTTGAATTTCTTCCGATATTAGTTTCATTTCTTTTCTCTCTCTACTATTTATATGGTTTATTACCTAAACTCTATAATAATCGTATAGTTATCACCTAAAGCAAAGTTTTTCGTTGATAATAACACATCTCCAGTTGGTGTAACTGCATTATTTGATATCTCATTACCAGCAGTTCTTAAATCAAAATAACCATTACCACCTAATAACATAGCAGTAGCATTAGTATCTCCGTCCCATATAATCTCTACACCAGACTTTGCGTTTGATGTATTAATAGAATACCATACTCTTGATATCTTTCTATTTGCGTCTTCGGTCATAAATGTGACCTCTGAAGCGTCTATTTTCTTAACTAAAGTTTCGCCAGTACCATCTGAAAAGTTTGTGAGTTTTGCTACAAATTTAACACCAGATGTATCTGCTATTGTTTGTGTTGTTACCGTATCAGCCATTACTAAATCCTGTTTCTTTATGACATTCTAACATTAAACTAAACTTATCTACATTAGCGTCTGTTAATATTTTAATGTCGCCTGTTCCTTTTATTTTTGTTTCAGTAGGTTTTAGACCATAGTTGTCTATACCTGTCATACTTAATTCTTCTTCGTTATCAAATTGCAATTTTACCGTGCCTGTGCCTTCTACTTCATAATAAACATTTGCAATTGATATTTCTGATTCGTTAGTAGAACCTTTTAAGTTGTCTAGTTCTATTAACTTTTCGTCTTCATTACGAGCACCAGTAATTTTATTAATTACTTTAAAATTATCATCAACTAAATTTGTACTACTGATTGTCATAGTAAGTTTTACTTAATTCACCACGCTCTTTAGTTTCGCCTGTCTTTCTACATCTAATATAAGTTTTTACCGTATCACTAGTGCCAGGTTTTGTATAAGTTCTTATACCACCAGATATCGTTGAGTTTGCACCAGCGGCTGAATCAGAATATGTATTTGAGGCCGTAGCCGCATTGTCATATTGCCAAATACTATTTGAACCTGTTACCGTTACATATGCCATTTTACACTCCTGTTTCTTTATTAATATAATTATACATTATATCCGTGTTTACATTATGTTTAGTTGCAACTTTGTCAATTGTAGTTTCAACTCTATCAATAATATTACCATCAGATTTTTCTACCTGATTGTAAAAATCATTTACTACCTCTTTATGTTTCGGAGGCAGTTCATTAAAAACCGTAGTATCAACTACATTTGTTTTAAGTAGTTGGCTGACTTTCTTCATGACCTGGATCCTCGGGTGAATCTAATTGTATTTCATTTTCAGGTTTTGGTTGTTCATTACCATTATCAACAAACTCTACTTCATTACCTTTTGTATCCATAACAACTGCTGTTTCTGGATTAGGGTCTGTTACAGCAGGTTTAGGGTCGCTAAAGTCTTGTGCTTCAGTAGATTTGTCATTGAAAATTCTACTTGCAATGTCAACTCTTTGCTTGTCTAAACCGTCAGCAACTTTAGCTCTTAAAGCGTCTTTAAAAGCCTCGCCTGCGTCAGCATTTTTTCCATTTTGTAAATCGTCTATAAATTTCTTTACATGTTCACTCATTTAATTTCTCCTATTTGACTTCTCTAGTAAATTCGCCAGCATCCGGCATAGCGATAATACCATCATCAATTTCTTTTTTAATCTGTTTATTAATTTTCTCTATTTCTCTATCTGTTTGTCGTAATACATTTTTTCTTACATACTCAACAGAGAAATATTTACCAACATAATCTCTCATAGAATCGGCAACTCTCAATCTTTCCATTAACATTTCAGACTCTTTTAATTCTGCAAAGTGTCCGTCTTGTAAAAAGTCATATTGTACATGGTCTCTTAATATATGCCAATCTTCATCTGTAATAACAGCTTTTAAGACTAGTTGTGTTTTCAATATATCATTAAATAATTCTGTAAATTTCTTTCTTAATCTTTGAACAAATTTAGTAAATTTTAGTTCATCTCTAGTAATTTCAGTAGAACGACCAAGATTAAAACCTTGACTTGCCTCTAATCTACTAGCAGGAACATTTAAACTTCTATAAAGTTTTGCTCTAAAGTATTCAATATCAGAAATTTCTCCAAGATTTTGTCCGCCTGGTAATGTAGTAATATCTGTACCTCTACCACCTTCTCTACTTGGTAACCAAAAATCTTCTAACATAGACATATAGTTTCTGTCATCTCTGATTTCACCAGTTGAAGCGTCATAAACAAGTTTATTTCTATATCTTGCCATAACATCTCGTAAGTATTGTTCAGCTTTTACTTTTGGTAAATTACCAACATCAATCTTAAATATTCTTCTTTCAGGCGCTCTAGCAATTCTGTAAATTACCGTAGCGTCTTCTATCATTCTTAATTGATTTACAGGTTTAATTGCCTTATGTAAATAAGAAAGTATCATATTTTTATTTTGGTCAATCATTCCTGAAGGCACAAATGCTATTGTGTCTGGTGCAATCTTGATACCACCAGATGTTGTGCCTGCTACACCTTTTTCATTATACAAATAATACTCTTGAAAATCATCAACAATAGAAAGTCCGTGTGGAGTAGGTCCGTCAGGTCTTTTCTTTCTAACTTCTCTTACTTTCTTAATCTTTCTAGGGTCAATGTATCTTAATTCTGTAATACCTTTTCTAGGTGATTCTCTGTCTATTACTTTATGATAATAAACTCTGCCATCAACATACCATCTTCTAAATATGTCGTGACCTTTTGTATTAAAGTTCATCAACCTTAATACTTCTTGAAATTCTTCCTCTATCTTTCGTCTAACTTCACTACCAAAAGGGACATTATCCAATTTAAGTCTAATAGCATCCTTTAATTCATTAGCCACGACTGCTTCATTGACAATATCCTCTATCGCCATATCACATTCGGGGTGTAATGCTATTTCTCTATATCTTCGGATTAAGTCTTGCTCTGTTTTGGCCTGACCTTCCATGTCAAGGTATTGACCAAAGTAACCCCCAGCGGCGATGGTTTGTGTACCATCATCCGCTTGAGGTTGTGTAAAGCTTTGTTTTGGATCCGCCGTCTTTTTAGCACGAGTGATAGAAAATCCAAATAATTCAGCCATAATATTATTCCTTTAAATTTACTACTAATATTTATATACTATGTAGTAGTATTACTTTCAAAGTATTGATACGCAAAAGTAACACCAAATTCTTCAATAGCGTCATTCTGGTCGTATGCCAACTCAATAGCAGCGATTTCAGTCGGAAATACACCTCTTAAAGTGTAAGACTTAATCGTTGCACCGTTTCTATCTAACTGGTCAACAAATGCGTCAACTTGATAGTCAGCAGGATTTGTTAATCCTTCACCATCTGTCGCATTGTTAATACCATTTGACCATCTTTCAAATGCGTTTCTTAATTTGAAATTTGTATCATTTAGTACCGTGATTGTCCAATCAGCGTATGTTCTATCGCCAGCAATCTTAATTTGTCTGCCTCTAAATGGTACCGTAAATGACGGAATAGTCATTGCCGGTAATTGAGTACCTTTACATAAGAATGCTAACTCTTCTATTTCTCCACCAACTTGTGAGTAACCAGGAAAAGGCATTGTTACCTTAAACTGATTACCTCTAGCGCCACCGCCTGCAAGTTTAGCTTTGAAGTCGTTAATGTTTGCCATTTTATTTCTCCTCTACCTTAACCTGCAACTTCGTCAAAGCTGACGCCAGTTCTAGTTGCTATGAATTGTAAAGTAATGAAGTTAATGCTTCTAGCAGGTTTCACAAAGATTTCTGCTATGAATTCATTTCTATCAATTACTTCACCTGTGTTATTTGTTTCATCACAGATTACTCTAAAATCTGTAATACCTCGTCTACCTTGTACTTCTCTTAAAAAAGGTTCTACAATGTTTCTAAAGTTTGCTCTTGTAAATTCATCATTGAATTCAAACAATTGAAATTTAGAAGCAGTTGATATTGCCTTCTCTAAAGTGATAAACAATCTTCTAACATTGATTCTATCAAATGCTGAAGGTGCTGTTAATCCAGTTTTATCTCCGAAAAGAACCGTACCTTGTCCTGGGAATGTTGCCACAGGATTTACTCTTGCTCTGTAAAGTTCATCTCTTTGAGTTTTAGTTGGATTGAAAGCAAGTTTTACTGCGCCTCTAACTATACCTCTGTTAAGACCTGCTGGTGAGAACCAGCTGTCTGCAACAAGGTCAGTTCTAGCACATAGACCTGCCATATCACCGTTTAATGGTACAAATCTGTAAACATCATTGTATCTGTCGTAAGCGTATTTGTAACCGCTATCAAACGACACATAAGAAGATGAACGGATACCGTTAAAGAATCCAATTACATTATCTTTTGCTGTGTTGTCGTCTGCAACATTAACAACATCACTTCTCTCTGGAGAAGCAAATACAACTGCGTCCATTCTATTTTCTGCAATTGTAATTAAGTTGTCTATGTGTGTTGCGTTACCGTTACCCGCCATGATAAGACTAACATCAACCGTTTCAGCGTCTGCAAATTTTTGATAAGCAGTTAATTTTTGTGCTGTTGTGGCTGCTGTTCCGTCTGAACCAGATTGTAATGATACATTACTTACTGCTGTAACTGCTGTATAAGTTATACCTGATACTGCACTACCCCAGTTTGTACCGCTTGAGTTATGGTCCATCCAGTAAATGTAATTTGATTTATTGTAAATTACATCTGGATAATAGTTTGTGTCGCCTTGTGGTGTTTTTGCGTCTGAACCTTTAGATACAGCGTCATATGTTTCTAACACTTCACCTTTTTGTCCTGATATTACACCGTCCTCGTCAATAACGACTATATGTATTTCGTCATTTACACCACCTCTTGCAGCTGCAAATGGTGAAGTTCCTGGCGCTTTGTCAAATAAATCGTAATACTTCCATCTTCGTCTTACAGCTGCGCCGTTAGTTATAACTGCGTGTAAGCCTGAAGAATCTGAAGCAACAAAATGTTGAGGCTCTTCTTTTCTTACTATTGTTAAGTCATTAGTTGCTACATTAATAACTCTATATTCATACTGGTCACCAAAGTTTACTATATCGCCGATACTTATTCCTGTTCCTGATGTTACCGTAACAACCGTATCTCCGACTGCTGTTGAAGCGTCATTGACCGTTGTTTTGGATGTTTCTTCGTAAGCAGTAGCAGATGGACAAGAAGAAACCTGTATTGAGTTTCCAAATGCGCCAGCTGTTCTAGCAGCCCACAAACCAACAGAAGCAGAACCGTCAGCATAGTTATTTTGATAATCAGTAGTATTCTTTATTACAAATGCACTACCTGATTCAGTAGCATTTGATACAGATGAATTCTGTACTCGGACAACTCTTAAAGAATTAGAGTATTGCAAAAAGTTAGCAGCTGTGAAAAATCCCTCAAATGTTGTTGAGTTAGGTTTTCCAAATTTACTTACTAATTCTTGCTCACTTGATATACTAGTTACCTCGTCTAAAGGTCCTTGTGTAGCTTGAATAGCCACAGCACCGATAGAAGTTGAGACCGCCGGTATAATTCTTGTAAGGTCTTTTTCCTGTACGAGAACACCTGGTGATACTTGAAATGCCATTAGGTTTTCTCCTTTTAATTAGCTAATTATCTTTTAATTTTTTCAAAATTCGTATTATTCATACGCCCATATTCAAATTTCAACCTTACTGATATTTATAATATACGCAAACTAGACTATTGACCTTTACGAGTAACAGGATGCCATACATCTCCATATTCATCCACCGTTACTTTTTCATGGTCTGGTATACCATCATCTACAAATCCAAATGGCGCCATATCTTGCTCAATTAAGGCTTGTTGTTCTTCATATAACATTTGTCTAGCATTAGTATCAGTCATCTCTTTAAAGAAAGGTTGATTAGATAACCATCCAAATATTACTAAACACATCATTAAATCGTCTGTATTTCCTTCTTCAGCCTGCCATGATTGTCCTCTTCTCACAAAAGTTGACATCTCTTCAACAATATTAAAATCATTAATTTGTATTTTATCAGATTCTACCAATGTCTTAATATTAGCACAGCCAATTTTTTTAATTTGCTTTGTCATTTTTACACCAAAGCCTGCACCTCTACCACTAAATCCTGCACCTAATATTTGACCTGAACGGCCTCTATTAGTAGTCATTAACAAATTGTCATATTCTAATTCAAATTGTAATGCTTCTGCAATTTGTTGACCTAAATCATTTGTTTCAACTAATACATGAGCATGATTGTATGCTTTACCTACTCTGTCAATTGTATGAGGAAACAATAAAGGTTTTATATCATTGTTTCTAAATTTTGCAACTATTTTAAAAGGCATTTTTGAAACATCAATTACCGTAAACGCTGAATAATCTTTATTGACACCTCTTGCTACATCAACCGTAATTACATAAGTATTTTCTTTAATAGGATCCTCATAAACATCTAAACCACCACTAGATGTTTTTGGTGTTTTAAATACCATATTTTTAATTTTAGCAGGACTAATTAAAGTATTAACACTACCTAAAAATTCACACTCAAATTCTTGTGCAAATTGTTCAGCAGAGGTATTTCGTATTGTTTTTTCTTTCCACTCTTCATCTCTGCCTGGCACCTCTGACCAATGTACCTCAATAGGCACATAATCATTTCTTTTGTTTTCAGCGTCTGACCATAATTTATAAAACTGATTCATACCATAAGGTGTGGATACAATTACCATTTTTGTTTTTTGTCCTGATGATATTGTAGGGTAAACAGAGCTAAAAAACATCTCTGCTATATTTGGTGGTACAAAAGCAAACTCATCAAGAAAAATTATATTATAAGAACCACCTCGTATTGCACTTGAAGATGTAGCGGCGGCCACTATTTGAGATTTATTTTCTAATTCTATATTACCTTTATTCCAGTTTATTACACCTTGCTGTAACCACTTTGGTAAATTTTCATATGCTAATTGTACTCTACCTAAAATATCTCTAGCAGTAGAGGACTTATTGGCAAGAATGGCGATATTACTATTTGGATTGAATAAAGCATAGTGTAATAGATACGAAACGGTAGTTGTTGACTTACCAGATTGTCTAGGTAATTTGCAAATTGTGAAACGATTGTCATGTATTGTCCTAACTATATGTTTTTGAAAATCATACATCTTAAAAGGCACCAAGCCTTCATCAAGACTTACAATCTTCATGTAAGTTTCCATAAAGTAAATAGGGTCTTCAGCACACTTTTGATATTCTATAATATTTTCTTTTGTAAACTCAACTGGTGTGTTTACTTTTTTTAAATTAGGGTTGCCTAGATATGCGTCATTACTCATTGATTACTATTCCCTCTATGTGTGTATAACCTAATTTTATAGCGGCTTGCACTCTTTGACTACCTCTAAAAACTGAATATCTTTTTTCAGAATATGGTACACCATTTACACCTTTTCTAGGTATTAATGAATATGTATGTTTTCTAACTTCTATGGGGTTTTGCATATCTTCACCCTCTAATAATTCAGGCAAAGGTGTCATAGATTTGATATAATGGATTTTACTTATCTCCAGTTTTATCTTTTTCTGGTTGTCCGCTTTCGCCTTCAATAATTTCATCTTCTTTTTTTCTGTTTAACATTTTTTGCAATTCATTTGTAGAACCTACAAACAATGCATTTTTAATTTGTGTATTAGCTGACTTTGGTAATTCTTTTAAATCTTTTAATTTTTTTTGTAAGTCTTGTAACTTATCTACCGTTTGTGCTACTTGACCTATTAATTGACCTGCAACTTCATAAGCTCTAGGGTGTTGGCCTTCTTTTGCGATATCTAATATACCATCAATGGCTTGATTACCTTTGTCAATTAAATTATAATAATTATCTCTACTATTTACATAATCATTATCTATATCTGTTTTCTTTTCATCAATTTTTCTTGGCACCGGTGTTGGTTGCTCAAAGTCAGATACTTGTACAGAGTTTTCTTTTTTCTCTATACCTAAAATTTCATTCACATTATCCTCAAGTTTACTCATTTAAAACTCCTATGTATCACTATCACTAGACGGATTATATCTTTTACCGTCAGTAAAGAAACTTAATGTGGTTGTAAAACCAAAATCATCATCTGCGTCAGCTGTAGTAGGATTAGGTACTACAATAATTCTTTCATCTCTTGTCAATGGCGTATCAGTTGAAGCACCAAGGTCTGCTTGAGCAGTTTTAATAACTTTTTGATTACTCATTGGACCATATAAGTAAGTCTTAGCAGTAAAACTTAAAGTGTAAATTACTGCTCGTCTTTGTGTAAATTCACCATTGTATGTATCTTCATAATTTACACTATTTAAAATTATAGGTATATCTCTTACTAAACTTAATTCAGGCACAACATTCATTGTAACCGTATATTCTGGTTGAAAGAAAGGTAATATTTGTTCAATTATTTGTAAACCATTTTCAGCTGTTGCTGTAAATGAATATAAACTAAAATTAATATTATAAGGTACTGGTGTATAATTAAAGTTAGTTTTTTTACCTTCTTCATTATTTTTTACTCTTATTGTTTTATTCATCTTATTTAATTTTCTTGTAGAATCATAAGATAAACCTGTAATCTCAAAACCTAATCTTGGTAAAGTAATTGAAACTTCTCTATCAGATTGCAAATTAGCTTGTTGTTCTAATCTAACTATAAATTTTTCTTTTGGTGCATATGCTAAAGGCACTCTAATTCTTTTTGTGATTGCACCTGTGCTACTTGTATTTTGTAATACAATATTATTAAACAATTGACCAAATGCAATTGTTAACTTTCTTAAGCCTTCGTTATAAAAATGAGTTCCAAACATTATTCGTCAATTTCTCCAAAAGGGTTTCTTTCTGTGAAGTCTAATATGTCGTCTGCTGTACCGACCGTATCATAACCTGCAGCTGTATTTAAATCTAAATTACCTGCATAAGGCGATTGAGTTTGTACAACTTCAGCAGCTGTGTAATCTTCATTCATTAAAAACGCTGGTTGACCAGTAGAATAATCGTGATAATCTTCTAATGCAATTGAACCACGACCTGTCAATACTTCTTGACCATACTCTAATTGAAATCTATAAGCATATTCGTTTAATGTGTACTTATCTTCGACTGCGTCTAGTGTATTAATACCAGTATTAATTTCTTCATTTGCATATTCCCAACGAGTTACTTTTAATTTGTAAACTGGTAAATTACCGAGTTGATAAAAAGGCTCTTGGTCTTCTACAAATTGAATTTCAAAGAAAGATTTTAAAAGTGGTACATAAACAATATCACCCTCATTTGGTCTGCCTGAAGCAGTTAATGTTGCCTTACTTGCAACATGGTCCTCAAATCTTCGTTTAGATAATACTAATGTTGTATCATCTCTAATTTCTAAACCAAATTTATTAATGATTTCATTTTCACCTGCAAAACCTTCAGTAGTTTCAAAGTACATTTCAAGTAAATAAGAGTCATCAAATCTTGAAGATGTATCTTCACCTAATACTAAATCTCTATTAACAAGTGTACGAGGAAGATAATAGATATCTTGACCATAAATCTTTAGGCCTTCTATTATTAAATCTTCGTGTAATCTTTTTTCGGCCTGGTTTCCAATACCCTTGCCGCCTTGAAAATAGTGGTTAACTGCCATGTCATTTTATCCCATTATCATAGCTGGATTTAATTCAAATGTGCTTCTAATTTCAGTTTCTAATTTTTCTATATCTTGTAAAGACTCTGAATATATTTGTCTACCATTTAAAGTAACTCCACCTATCATTGCGACACCATCAAATTTTGATAAGTTGGCACCCCATTGTTTTTTAAATAAAGCTGTAACATATCTTTTTAAAAATATATCATTAAATACATCTGTATGTGTATTAGGGTCTAATTTTCTATACGCCTCTATCACAATATATTCGCCAACTGCTAAATCATTTTTCCAATCCATGTCAATAAACAATCTATTGTCATGTTGATTAAATCTTAATGGTTTTTCACCTACTAATATATGGTCTAAAAAATCTAAATGTCTTAATACAATATCATAATTGATAATACTTGTAGATGAAAAATCATACAAGTCATTTAATCTTAATTGATATCTGACATCAAACAAATTCATATTTGATTTATTTGAAAATGGGAAAATATTGATTACTGATATTACACTTTCAGGTACAACTAAAAAATTGTTACCCTCTTTCCATGATGTAGTTACGCCATTTTTTGTTATAGATTCCGAAGAATCTGCTGTCATTCTAGTCTTATCAGCTTCTGTATATTGATATTTTAAATATGCTCTTTGAATACCATCATAGTGATATTGTGCGAAATATTGTAAGGCCTCATCCAGTCTGTCTTCTAACTGGTCATCATCAACATTAATCTCAATTACAGGCTTACCTAATGCTCGTAAAGCATATTGTTTTAGTGTTTCTCTTGTTGCTGGATTAGCCATAAGTTATTCCTTTTCTGGACTATTTATAAGATTAATTATACCTTCGGAAAGAGATTATCTTGACAGAATAACTTAATATCTTCATCTGGTAAACCTAGTGATTGCATAACTCTAGGTGTGTGAGGATTTTTTTGTTGATGTTCGCAATAGTAATTTTGTGCCTCTATTACATCTTTCATCTTAGCTTCGTCATGGTGATTTCTAATTTTATCAATATAATTAGCCAGATTGGACACAGCCATTGTACATATCTGATTTAATTCTTTTTCTTCTTGTACATTGCCGGCTGCAATCATACCACCACTAAAGATTGCTTTTGCCCAATCTGGTAACTCTCTCTCTTTACTCGGTTTATACCATTTATTTTCTTCTATAAACCATTGAGTTAGCGGATGTTCTTTTTGTAATAAAGGACTAAAATCGTGAAAAGCGCCTGTAACTTTTTTCTTACCTGCTATAATATCAAAACCATATATTGG